ATACTGCAAACGCAACAGCATCGGCAGCCACCACAGCTGCAAACAATGCAACCGCTGCAGCCAACGCATCGGTAGCTGCTTCCACAGCCGCTACGACCACGGCAAACCAGGCCTCTGCCAATGCCGCTGCGGCAGTCAGCACTGCCAATACCGCCTCCACCAATGCCAGCAATGCGCTGAGCGCGGCGAACACGGCCTCGACCAACGCCAGCAACGCTGTCACCACAGCAAACACAGCCGCCTCAAATGCCAGCACGGCTCTGAGCACGGCCAACACGGCTGCAAGCAATGCGTCGGCGGCGGTTTCAACGGCAAACGCTGCTTCCAGCACTGCAAGCACGGCATCAAGCAATGCCACCACTGCGGTCAGTACAGCCAACAACGCGCTGACGGCGGCCAACAACGCTGTCAGCACGGCCAACACGGCCAGCACCAATGCCAGCAATGCAATTACGACTGCCAACACGGCTAACAACACCGCTAACCAAGCGGCGGCGGCCGTGTCTCAAGCGGTGCTATTCACGCTTGTGGCAAACGTGGCGGCGATTCCAGCCAGCCCCGCCAACAACACTTACATCGAGGTTGGTGATAGCACTGGCATTGCTTCGTTCTCGCCGCTGGTGGGCCTGCCTGGTGGCTTTGTTGGCGATCCGGGCCTGACAGTCCGGATTCGATACACCACCGCGGGCAACACCTGGAACTACCTGAGCTACTTCGCCAACAACCCTGAGACTCGGTATTTAGGGCCAAGCAATCTTGCTTCTCAAGCTGAGGCAGAAGCGGGATCAAACAATACAAAGTGGACAACGCCGTTGCGTGTGGCACAGGCGATCACAGCGCTTGCGACTTCAGGCGCAACAGGTGGTGGCACGGACAAAGTGTTTGTCCAAAATGACCAAGTGATCACCACCAACTACACCATTCCAGTCGGCAAGAACGCTTCATCAGTTGGGCCTGTGTCCATTGATGCGGGCGTGACTGTCACTGTTTCCGCCAACTCCACCTGGGTACTTCTCTAATGGCACCTTTCGGAAAAATCAAAGCCGACTCCATTGAGTCGAGCACACAGGTTCTCAACGTTGACAACCTGGCCACCACCTCAACTGCTACCCCGCCATCTCGCACGGTTTCTGCTGGCACCGGCTTAACAGGTGGTGGTGATTTAAGCGCAAACCGCACCATCAGCGCTGATGTTGCAAGTCAGGCTGAGGCTGAGGCTGGCGCCAGCAGCACCAAGCTGATGACGCCGCAACGGACAGCTCAAGCCATCACGGCGCTGTCGCCGCCGCCTGTGTATGCGTCGCAAGCAGAGGCAGAAGCAGGGACAATCACGAACAAAGTGATGAGCCCGCTGCGCACTGCTCAGGCGATTGCTGCGCTGAGTGGTGGTGCGGTCTATTACAACCGTCGTCCAGCGCTGTACCGCGGCTCGCTGTTCTACAAGACCGCTGCCACGACGATCAGCGTGGCGGCTGGCGCTGTGCTGAACGGCAAGTATTACGCCACGGCCACGGCTGTGACGATGCCTAGCCACAGCAACAACACTGATTACGCGATTTGGCAGCATCCCAGCACCGGGGCCCTGGTGGGTGATGCGAGTTTCACAACGGCTCCAGCAGGGGCTACGGGTGGCTCGATCGTGGGTGGCTACCACTACATCCCAAGCGGGCGGCCTACGGCTGAAAACAACGGCAGCCCGACGGGTTCGGCCGAGATCCTTGAGTTCAGCATTTGGGATCTGACTTACCGGCCCAGCTGCCCGGATCCGCGTGGCATGGCTTGCATCAACGATGCGTTTTGGATTGACCTGTACCTGGCTGGTGCCACCAGCTATGCGGGCAGCACGTTTTCTGCTGTGCCAAGCAGCAAGATTGGTCTGACCATTGCGGACGGCTCCAGCGCCCCGCTGGTGCCGGCCCAGTACGGCGGCAATGGCAGCACCACCTACGGCAGTTTTACGTGGTACGAGGCATCAGAAATGGCTGCCAGCTTTGGCAAGCGTCTGCCGTTCTACGCCGAGTTTGCCGCTGCAGCCTTTGGCGCCCCGGAAGCCGGCAGCCGTGGCACAGACCCTGGCACCGTGACTTGGGAACGGGCTAGCAAGTTTGGCCTGGCGCAAGCCACAGGCGTGATGTGGCAGTGGGGCGCAGACACCAACGGGAACGGCTCTGGCGGTTCCTGGACGGCCAGCACAGAAGGTCGGGGCAGCGTGTATTCCACTGAAGCCCGCGCCGTCCTCCTGGGGGGCGACTGGAGCAACGGGGCCCTCTCTGGCTCACGTAACGCCAACTGGAGCAACACTCCCTGGAGCTCCGGCGTCAACATTGGGGCGCGTTTTGCGGCCGGGCACCTGGTACTTGGATAGGAGGCGCGACAGCGCCGACTGCCATGACCAGCAAACGAGCCTCTGCGGACCCCTCCAAGGAGGCTCACGGCCTCTACATGGTCGAGAAATACGAGCGGGTGATCGACTACCTCTACCCGCTCGCGCAGACGATCCCGCGCAAGCACGGCACCTTCCGCGAGCTGTTCATCCGCCAGCTGTTCCTGGTGGCCGAGCATCTCAATGACGCCATCAAGGCCAATCAGCTCAGCCGCTGCTACGTGCTCGATGGCAGCCTGGGACAGTTACGGCTGCTGATGCGTTTCATGGTGCATCACAAGCGCAAGCTGATGACCGAGCACCAGCTGGAGACCAGCCAAGCACTGGTCGGGGAGGTGGGCGCAATGCTCGGCAGCTGGATCAAGAGGCTGCAGGAACAGAAAAAAGGTGCCAAGGTATAAGCGGTCTTGATGGGAGCGCCGTCATCCTGGGGGGCAACTGGAACAACGGGGCCAACTCCGGCTCACGTAACGCCAACTGGAACAACACTCCCTGGAACTCCAACAACAACATTGGGGCGCGTTTTGCGGCCGTGGCCACTGCCAAACACCACTACGCTCTGCTGTTTCTACGGGGCAGCAGGCCGGTGCCAACCAGGTGCCAGCCATCAAGTCCGGCTTCGGCGAACTCAGGGCCGAGTGGTGGCAATGGCAGGGAGTAGCTCATCGAAACCTGCCGCTACCTTCTAATGGCTCAAAAGTTTCGCAATCTTTATCCGCAGATCTACGACTGGAACAACCTGCTAATTGCCTACGCAGAAGCCAGGCGCGGCAAAACCTATAGCAGTTCCTATCTACGCTTTAAGGAGTACGCACTGGCCAACCTTAGGCAACTGCAGCTGCGTCTAATAGAAGGCGGCTGGCGACCAGATGCACAGTTGCAGTTTGACATTATTGACCCCAAGAAGCGCACGATTGCCTGCCAGAGTTTTCGTGATCGCGTGTTGCACCATGCGCTGATTCAGGTGGTAGGGCCAATTCTCGATGCCGCAATGATGCCGCAGGTGTTCGCCTGTCGTGTGGGGCTAGGTACTCACAAATGCGTGACGCGGATGCAGCAGCTGATGCGCCAAAACCCAGATGCCTGGGTGCTTCACGTTGATTTTAGTAAGTTTTTTCCTTCCATTCCCCAGGACCTGCTGTTGGCATACTTGGGTAAAAAGATCACATGTCGGCGAACATTGCTGTTAATCGAGCAGGTGCTGTCTGTTCAGTCAAGTGGCGTACCGATTGGGGCCTTGACCAGTCAAACTTTTGCAAATTACTGGGGAGGCAAGCTGGATAGGTTTATTGCTGGCAAAGGAATTGGCGACTTTGTCCGTTACATGGATGATGCGGTCATCATTGTTTCCAGCAAAGCTGATGGCCTGGCCTTAAAGGATTCAATTTGCGCGTTTGTTGCCGGCGAGATGGGCCAGCGAATTGGCAAATGGAGCCTTGGCCCCGTTGAGCGCGGAGTGACGTTTTGCGGTTTTCGCATCAGGCGCAAGTTCAAGCTGATCAAGCGTCAAAGCATGATTCGGCAACGCCGCAAGTTGCAACTGCTCCTAGCGCATGAGGACTACGACGGTTGGCGGTCATCCCAAATTGCCTGGATGGGTCATGTGCGCCATGCTGATGGTCAGAACGGATTGGCCCACATGGGCCTTGCCTCTCCATGCTGATCAACACCATTGAAGACTTGCAGGCAGCAACCGACAGCCACGAGCAGGTGGCGTTTTTGCAGACGCTGCTCAACGACTACGTGACCTTTGACGACGCGGTGTACCCAGAGGGATACGACCGCACGCTGCAAGAAGGGGACGACGGTTACATTGCCCCAGTGCTGCGCCAGGAGTGGAACGCTGGGGCTGCTGCGTCGTGGGGGTTTGGGAGCCGTGAGCAGATCGAAGCGGCGCTGGGCAAGCACTAGCCGAGGCGGCTTGACTCGTTAGTCTGCACCTGTGCAGCTAAATGCAGGGTGGATCCAGCCTCGGTCATTGCGTTGATCGCATTGGGCGGCTCCGGTGTGGCCGCCCTCTGGAAAATTGCCAACGGCCTTGGTCGTTTTGAAGCCCGAACCAGCACGATCCTGGAAGGCATCAAAGAGATGCTGCAGGATCATGAGCAACGGCTGC